TTATCAGGTCTTTCCCATTTACCACTTTCATCATGAGCTAATAATTTTAGCTTTTCACCATCGTAAGAGTTGTCACCAGTATTTTTCCAGTCAATAGTTGTATCTAAGCCTCTTAATTCTTTTAACTTTACATTATCATCTAGTTTACGTCTAGTAAGTTTTGAAGCTGGAACCCTATATGCCAATTCAGTCTTCGGCCTATCCATACCATCTTGAATCGGTTTGAAGAAAAATGGATAATTAACGGATATTGGAACAACTTTATCTGTAAACATTTTCTTTGCATCTGATCCAGTTTTTGAAAGTATACCAAACCTAGCATCTGAAGATATTGTTGCTTGGTTAACAAGTTCAGCTGAGGACATAAATGAAAACCCAGATCTTCTGTTTTTAAGGTAGCACATTCCGTAACACCTGTTATCTGCTTTACATGCTTCCCAAAATATAAAGAATAATCTATTTGCTTCCCTGTAATCGGCTGCGCCAACGTCGATCTTTGACCATTGTAAGTACATGTAATGAGTACCAGTAATATAAATAGGAGTACCATTATTATAGAACCAGTAACCTTGTTCTCTTCTTTTAAACTCTGCATCTATGTAATCGTACCACTTTTCTTTAAATTCTGCTGGGTATTCTTCCCAGTCGAATCTACTTTTAATTCTACTTAGTTCTTTTGGGTACTCTTGTTTTTCCCAATATTGCTCCGCTTTTTCTTCACTTCGTTTAAACGGTTCATCTGTTGCTGGTAAAGCAATCCTGAGATTCTGTATTTCAATGATTTGTCCAATTTTTCCAGTTTTACTTATTACTATAAAATCATAATCAGAGTTATAACCATACTCCCATTTTTTAAACCTATTATTTTTAGAAAATATTTTATCATTAACAGCATTGTCAACTTTTTTCCACAGTGATTGTATGTAAGTCATTTACTACGCCCTTCCGCAAAACCTCTAAAATTTCTTTCTTCTTTTTCTTCTTTTGGTTTTACACTTAACTTATCTTCTTCTTCTTGAATTCTTGTTAATATTTCAAACGCATCAAATATAGCTAACTTCTTTGTTGCAGCGGCATTTTTCAAACGATCCGCAGTCACATCTTCCCCCGTGTCCACTATCGGCTCTTTTGCAACTTTTATCAACTCCTTGACAGCAAGTTGTGCTGCTTGAATTATATTCTTCTTCGTTTCCTTGACGTTCATGTTTTAATAATATATCTTTAGATTTCATACAATATAATAATTCACCATCTATAACAAACTCCCACTCTCTTTTATTAGGAAAGCTAACTATATCGTTTTCATTTACACCTAACTTACTTAATATTTTATTACTATATTTAAGCAAGCCCATGTTTTTAATAGTCTTTTCACCAATCTTACTTGAAACCAATGGTTTAATAAAACACCTATCCATAAAAGAATATTTTTGTTTATTTCTTTCATATAAATATATTTGATCTGGTGAGCAAAAATACATATCATCTTTAAAATAAGATCTACTATTCTGCTGTTTGCCTTTCATGTTGTAATATTTTCTAAATACATTATGATGTATGTAGACAATATCGCCTTTTTTTATAGGTAGTTTATAACCAGATGGAGTAGAAATTACAATAGCTTTTTTGTTGATAACTTTAAAAGTTTCTATTTTAGTATTTAAAATTAAGTTTTTATTACCAACTTTTTTAGTATTGTTGTATCTTTCACCTATTGGTTTTACTATATAGTCATATATACTATTCACCGTAGTGTAAATTATATTCTACAGCTATTGCCATGTTAGAATTAAACCTTTTCCAAGGTAAAACCTCTCCCTCTTTTTTAATATAAATAGAATATTCACCTTTAGCTTCGTCATTTAGTATGTCACATATAGTGTGACCACCATAAACTTCTTGACCTACTGAATAATGCATGGCATCATTTTTGTAATCAGATCCTATACTAATTTTTCTTATAACAGTAGACATTATTTGTCCTCCTTAACTACTTCTAGCTTGGCTTCTTTTTCAACTATAGTATATTCACCTGTAGTAACGTCTATATTTATCGAGCCATACTCTTCTTCTAATATAGATTTAAAATCTTCAGTTTCTTTATTTACTTTAGAAAAGTCGTGAAGTAAAGAATGTTTTTGTGCGGAAACATAACCTATTTGATTTAATAGATTATTCAACTTTGATTGTTGTTCTTGAATTGTTTTTAAGTGTTCTTCTTTTATTTTCATTTTATTTTATTTAATTGTTATTACTTATACTATCACTTGATAATTAATTTATTAACCCTATCTACCTTCATCATCTGGATTTAGTTCAGGTCTACATTCTCCTGGAGCCAACGCAAATTGAAAGCCAGATGCCGTTGTGAAAGTTACACAACCACTTCTTGAGTTTAAATCTATATTTGTAATTGGACCTTCATTAATAGCAAAATCAACAATAACGTCAACTGTTTTAGCTGGGTCGCCTTGTAAACCTTGTGGACCTTGTGCGCCCGCTGGCCCTTGACTACCTGCTGGACCTTGAGCACCTTGTGCTCCTTCTTCACCTTGCTCACCTTGAGCACATTGTGATCCGTTAGCTCCATCTATACCGTTAGTTCCATTAACCCCAGGTATTCCTTGTGCTCCATTAGTCCCGTTAGTTCCTGCTGGTCCTCTAGCTCCAGCGACTCCAGGTTCACCTTGCTCTCCTTGTTCACCAGTTTCCCCTTGAATACCTCTAGCTCCATTAGTTCCGTTTGTTCCAGGTAATCCCTGAACCCCTTGAGGACCTTGAATAGACCCACCATCAATCCATTCGTCTCCATCCCAAATCCATATCGAATCATTTGATTGTACTATATAAGCGTCTCCTTGTGCATTTCCACTTGCAGGTAAATCACTTACATTAGCAACATTACCTTTAAGTGTAATACCAGGTCCTACACCACCTTGCGCCCCTGTAACTCCAGGTAATCCTTGAATACCTTGTTCTCCTGGCTCTCCTTGTATTCCTTGAGCTCCATCTCTACCGTTTGTTCCAGGTTCTCCTCTTTCTCCCTGAGCTCCGTTAGTCCCATTAGTTCCATTTACTCCTTGTATTCCCTGAGCTCCGTTAGCGCCACTTTCTCCTTGTTCACCTTGTTCTCCTGGATCACCTTTTTCACCTCGCAGACCTTGAGAACCTCGCACACCATCTTCTCCTTGTTCACCTGGAGGTCCTTGAATACCTGTTTCTCCTTGTATACCTTGTTCACCTTGCTCGCCAGGAGGTCCTTGTATGCCACCAAGTCCATTATTTATCAAAGAACTTATTAGTTCTGAACCACTAATTTTAATGTTTTCATTGCGGTCATAACCAGCTAAACCTTGTATTTGAGTTATGTCAGTTTGAGGTGTAAATTGTGATATTTTTTTATTAGCCATTATTCTTGTATTATAAAATCTGTACTAGAACTGTTTTCAAGCAATATATAAATAGGTTCCTCTCCTAGTTCTTGAATTATTTTATCATCTCCAGGTCTTGGTGCCGGTGGAGTAGGAGATTTCAAACCTTTCAACAAGCGAACACAGGCAATAGTGTTTTTAGTGCTTAATATAGGCATATTTATCTAGTTACTACGTTTAAAAAAAGACAAAATAACACTAAACAAAGTTTGCTTAGATACAATACTTTTTCTTTTGTGTCTAGTTGTCATTAACCTGTTATTAATAGTATTTTTATTACCTAAAACAAGCACGTAATATATTCTTTTAAATCTTCGGCAGTAGGAGCCTCATCGCCATCAATAGCTTTAGCTTGACAAACTGTTAAAACAGCAACAGGTAAAAAACTACCAGCTGGAACGTTGTAAAACGTAGTCTGGTTACCGCTTTCCATAGTAACCGTAATACTTTCTAAATCATATCCTATGTATAACGCAGCTCCAGGACTTAAAGCTTTGTAACTACATTCAAGACATTTTAAATCTATTAAATCTTTTTGTCTGTAAGATAACATTGGGCTATAAGAAGCTGGAACTGGGTCTTCTAGTGGAAATCTAGTTCCTGCTGGTGATATAGGACACCCGTAATCCCAACTAGTATTATCTAATCCATCAATTATTATAAAATCTACAGCATCTTCACCTTCTTCATATACACCATCTGCATCTGGCGCCCATAAAACAGTTAGACTATCAAGAAGAGATAAATTAGTACTTTGACAATTAGAATTTAAAACATCCAATGATTCTATTTTACCATCTACGTCTACTGCAGTAACTTGTACTTGTATAACTGTTCCAGCTGCACCAGTGGTTAAAGCATTATAAACCTGATCTGCCATAAAACCAGAACCTCCGTTTTGGCTAACTAAATCTATGTTTGTTATACCTCTGTAGATACATCCTGGTAAATTCCTAAGAGATACTGCATCGTGTGCAAAAACTCTTGGTTGTTTATGTGTTGTTCCTATTACACTCATTTTTTTTTATTTTCTTATTTTTGTTATTTTTTCAGCCCCACGACTTCCGAAGTATGCTACATATACCGTTATTAATAAAGCTTCAAGTAATGATACCCAACCGTTATTTATATCTAATATAACAGTTGAATCTAATACCATTAAAATTGTCATTGATAAAGTAAGGTAAATTAATGTAAGTGGACGAGTGTTTTTACTTAGCCAAGAATCTGAACTCATGTCACTTTTCCAGCGACTAGAAATATTGGTCATTTCAGCTATGTCCTGTTCTAACAGGTTTAAAGCTATTTCTTTATCCTGTGGTTCTATACTAGAATCACTTGTTATAATATTTTTTACAATTCCAAGACCACCTTGATCTGGCAGAAAATCACCTAACTTATTTATAATGCTAGGAGCTTTTTCTTTTAAAAAAATACCTACCTTTGTTTCATTAAACTTCTTTTTTTGTTTCTTTTTTTCCATAAGGAAACATTTGATTTAATTTTTCTTTTCTAGCTTTACAACCGCAGCCACCTGGTATTTTGTCTGCTAATTTTTTTATACCAGTAGCTGTTGTGAATTTTTCTATTGAGTCTCCTAAACCCTTTGATTCATTTGATTCCATTTAATTGTGTTTTTATTTTATTTTTTAGTTTTTTTAGACTTTGATTTTACAACCTTTTTTTTAGTAGTTTTTTTAGTCATTTTTTTCTTACCGTACGCCATCTTTATTTTATTTTAACATTTCCATCTTTTTCTAGCAGCTAAACCTCTTTCGCCTTTCCAACCTTTGGATCTAGCACAAAAAGCTTTTCTACGTTTAGCAGCCTTACTGCCTTTTTTAACTTTTCCAGTTACAGCGGTTTTAAGTTTACTACCAGGATTAGCTTTTCTATAGGCTTTAACACCTTTAGATGTCATACCAGCACCTTCTTCTGTGCTTCTAAAGTTACGACCTTTACCTTTTGTAGTTTTTCTTATTGCCATTATTTTTTCTTTTTTCCTTTAACAGGCACACAGTTAGGTACTTTTTTACCGCCTTTTTTCTTCATACCTATAGCTTCATAACCTTTCCAACAAGGATTTTTCATGTTTTTCTTTGTTCTCTTTTTTGCCATGAGTTATAATTTTCTACCTTTTTTATCTACTTTAATTTCTTTAACTATTACTTTTGGTTTTTTATTTTGTAAAGCTTCTAGTTGTCTGTTAAGTTCCTCTAACTTACCATCACTTTCAGTACCATCTTTTATTAAAGTTGAAAGAATACTTATTTCTTCAAAAGCAACATCGTCAATTTGCTCAAGCATATTAACTCTTTCACTTAAATCTATAATCATTTTTTCATTCCACTCTTCTTTTAGTTCATACTCTAAACGAGATACTTCAACTGGTGGTAAAGTTTTAGCTTCTGCTATATCCTCTTGTAATGTATAATACATACCTACTATTGTAGTAGTAAACATTATTATTCCAATTACAGTTTTTATATCAATCTTAAACTCAGTGTTCTCAGAGATCTTCATATTCCTTCGTCGCATCAAATGATGGGCATGCTTTATTAGCAAACTCATTGTGTGAATAAATAGTAGCAAGCGGGAACATCGCCATTAATGTTTTAAGGACGTGTAACAAGCTTTCTTTTTGTGTTTCTGTTCTAGTATCCTTTGGTGTCTTACCATCGCTCTCTACACCACCGCAATAACAAATTCCTATAGAATTACGATTGTGCCCTTTGCAATGAGCTCCTGTTTTATCTATATCTCTACCTTTTTTAATAGTACCATCTAATTCTATATAAAAATGGTAACCTATGTCTGTCCATCCTCTACCGTCTACGTGCCACTCTTTTATTGTTTCAACTGGTATGTCTTGACCTTCTCTAGTAGCAGAGCAATGTACTATAATTTCGTTTATACTTCTCATGGGTTGTTTTTCTTATGTAGTAATGCCCATTTATGAACAGTATAACCAATTGTTAAAATAAGCAACATTATTTTTAACGCAGGCTCTAACAAATCCATCATTGTTATGCCAAAAGCTCCTGCATTTAATAAGTATAATTTAATGTCTTCCATTATCCTTTATTTGCTCTAATTACAGCATTTCCCTTGTATTCAAGGTTTTCAATTTTTAAATCTGTCTTAACCGTAGTCATTCTAGACTCCATAGATCTTTCTCCCATTGGTTTAAAGTAATTAGGATTACAATTTTTTTTCATTCCTGCTGGAACTTGCTTTTTTCCGTATTCTGGCATCTTATTTTAATTAAGTTAGTTTATTAATGTCTCCCAGTCCAACTGGAGTATTTCCAGGTACAACAACATTTGTGTTTGGGTTAATTCCACCAGTAACACCTTGTGCTGCACTTATGTTTCCTGCCATACCAGATATTTGAGCACCATCAGCAGAGCTAAGTCCAGCTGGTACAGCGGCTTGGCCAGTTGCGTATTGTGAATCAATAGTGTTTAATGTTTTACCATTAACTTGAGTTATCATAGCCATAATTATCTTGTTTTATCTTTGTTT